CAGTAGTTTATTAAGTAATGGGGGGCATTAAAGAGTTAGGGTGTTATATTGTAACATTACACAGAGTCATCAGGATCAATGTTCCTACATGCCAGGTTGGTATATTACACAGTGACATTGTGTACATCATGACCCATAGGCATCATGACTCAGTGACATCATGACACCAGGACATCATGACTGCTAGGTATTCCCACATAACCTCTGGTCATCACAGAGGGTCAGTAGGGGGGTAAGGGGGGTTAAGTTTGTATGCATTACAACTCAAAAATATCTGGCAGAAATTCTGAGGTCCAAGACTTGGAGGGTTTATTCTCCGCAAAAAATTGCGCCAAGTATTGTACAATAAACACAAACCGGCCATTTTGTTTTACAATACGGAGGAGGAGTTTACCGTTTGGGAAATAATTTGATTTATTCGAGATTTACTACAGAATAGCTATTGACTTTTACTCTGAAATATGATATAATATATACAGTATTTAAGATATAGATATTATAATATAAATAGTAATATATAATTAATATAAATAAATATATATATAATAAATATGATATAGACTATAACTATATCTAATATTTATAGATATTAATCAGTGATCTTGCACACCTCTCTTCGAGAGGGAACAGTTAGAGATCCTACGGATCTCGTACACCTAGACTCTCACCCCCTTCCGAGTCTAGGGAACATATACATTGACAGAATTACTTTTCTGTGATATAATCCATGCCCGTAGGGCACACAGGGTCAAAGACCCTTCTATCCTTCGAGGATTACTTATGTCCATCGAGCACAGAGGCGAGAAGTTCTCCGGGTACAACAAGCCTAAGAGAACTCCAGGCCATCCCAAGAAATCCCACGCAGTCCTCGCTAAAGAGGGCGACAAGGTAAGATTAATTCGTTTTGGTCAGCAAGGTGTGAGCGGAGCGGGTAAGTCCCCCGACACAGCCAAAGAGAAAGCCAGACGGAAATCCTTTAAGGCACGACACGCTAAGAATATCTCTAAGGGCAAGATGTCCGCAGCTTACTGGGCTGACAAGGTTAAGTGGTAAGTCCTAACCTGTAGCTCTAAGATCAAGGAATCATAATGGCAAAGCGTCCCACGCTATCTGATATCACGACTGGTCACGGTACCACTACGAAGCTGAATGCAAACTTCGATGCTATCGAGCAGGCGTTTGATAACACCCTGAGCCGTGACGGCAGCTCTCCGAATGCTATGCAAGCTGATCTGGATATGAACAGTAACCAGATCTTGAACCTCCCTGATGCTACCACAAGCTCTGAACCCTTAACCCTTCGTCAGTACCTAGCTGGTGCTACAGCTACCGTTAATGGCTTCCGTAAGGAAACCCAGATCGCCACAGCAGGACAGACTGTGTTCACTGCTACCACGGTACAATGGGTTCCTGGGGTAGATAACCTCGTGGTGTTCCTTGATGGGGTAATGCAGGGAACAGGAAACTACAGCATCAACAGTAGCACTCAGATCACCTTCAGTGCTGGCGTACCTCTGAACACCCGTGTTGACTTCCTCGTGATGAACATCGCAGGGACCATTGCCAGCACAACCACAGACGCAGGGCTTGTTACCTACCAGCCTGCAGGCACGACTAACGTCACTAACGTAGAGTCTAAGCTTCGTGAATCCGTATCTGTAAAAGACTTCGGTGCTGTCGGTGATGGCGTGACGGATGATACTGCGGCTATTCAGGCTGCGATTGATTACACACTGATTACAGGCGGCACTTGTTTTATTCCTGCTGGTGTGTTTGTAATTGCGTCAACATTAAAAATCGGATCTGGGATAAACCTTCAAGGTCAAACTGGTCATCTGAGTGCTACATCTGTTCTGAGATACACAGGAACAGGTGATGCAATTAATTCGAAAAACAATGCTGTTCGCCAACTGCACGGCACAATTCAAAACCTGTGCATTGAAGGAACAAATACCTCAAACACAGGCATTGGTCTTAACCTTGAAACTTTTGGGTTTTTGCGAGTAATTGACGTAACAGTTCGCGGGTTTGCATCCGGCGGGGGGTTTGCCACTGGCGTTAAAATTAGTTCAGTTTCTGGCTTGCTTGGTATTGATAGTTGTATTTATCGAAACGTGCAAGTTTTATACTGCGGCAATGGCTTTGAGGTTACGGGTGTTTCTGGCTCTCAAGTAGCTGATTGTATTTTTGATACATGCGGCGTAAACTTTATGCAGAACCCTGACGGGACTGCTAACGCAAATGCGGTTGCTTTCAAGCTGACTACATTTACAGACAGGGTTATTTTGTCGAACTGCTATTACAAGCAGGACGGTAGCTTTGCCATGTCATCTGCCATGAAGATTGGTGGCAGCTTTACCACTTTGATTGCTTGCGGCGGTGAAGTAAATCAGTCTGTCGATGAATTACTAATAGATGCAACGGCTGTTGGCACGACAGTGCTGAACCACAACTTCCAAGACAGAACCCGTTTTACAAACAATGCTTCATCCGCTCGAAACTTTATTTCTGGTCAGTCTCAACCTTTAACTATTCAAAGAGGTTCTTTAGACAGCTACGATATTCTTGATATTAGAAAAAACGATGTATCTCTGCTAAACATTGACGAGAACGGAACGGCTGTTTGGGGTGACAGTTCTGGCAGCAACGTGACTGTTGATGACCTATACATAAGTGCTAATCGTGCTAGTGTTGGTGAAATTAATATTAATGGAACAGTTCCCGACACGCTGGGCAACATTCATCTTGTGATGGGGAAGGCTGCAAAACGAGGTTTTACTATTCACGGCGTTACATCGCAGGCAGATAGATATATTCACGTTCAAGACAGTGCTGGAACGGCAGTTTTTGCTATTACTGCTGCTGGTGCAACGCTTGTCGATGGTGGAGCAGTTGGTAATATTTCTTCAGATCAGCGCCTTAAAGAAAACATTGTAGATGCAAATGAGGCTTTGGCCGACATTAATGCAATTCGTGTTGTAAACTTTAATATGATTGGGCGAGATCAAAAAGAGATCGGTGTTATTGCTCAAGAGTTTGAAAATGTTTTTCCATCTCTTGTTCAAGAACAATACGATGAAAATCTTGGCGGAAACTACAAGACTGTTATCTGGGGACCGCTTATTTGGAAACTAATCAAGGCTTTGCAGGAAGCGGATCAAAAAATCGAAGCTTTGAAAGATGAAATTACGCAAATAAAAGAGGGCTTGTAAAATGCCGATCAAACAGCAAGGCGGCGTTTTTGGTCGCCATCCGACCTTTAATACTGTTGATGTAGACGGAGTTCTTAATACTGGCGGCAACGTAAAGGTTGGTGGAACAACTTTAAGCAATCCTAACAGCTATGGCAATATTCTGAATGTGCAAGGATACGCTCCTGCTGTCGTATTGACAGAAACTGACACGGGCAAAAACTACACGCTTGGTATTAACGGACAGTCTTTGCGACTTATTGAAGGCACCACTGTTCGCACGACCTTTGACACCTCTGGGAATTTAACTGTCAACACTGGCAACCTTATTATCGGCACCTCCGGCAAAGGCATAGACTTTTCTGCTACCTCTGGAACTGGCACCAGTGAACTGTTTGACGACTATGAAGAGGGTACTTGGACTCCGACAACTGCTGGTGATGCTACCGGAGTTATTACTGGAGCAGTTGGTCAATACACAAAAATTGGACGTTTAGTGCAATGTCAATGTCAGTTCCAAGTTACGACAAATTTTACTTCTAATGCTATCGATGGATTGCCTTTTGTTCCTCGAATCCAAGCGACGTTAAGTAATCAGTATGGATCGTATGCTGTTAATACTGACGGCACAGGAAATGTATTTTTTAGAATAAATGATGCTGGAACCTCTGCGGCTTTTGAGGAAACGACTGGGCAGGGCGGAACGGATCATTTGCCAAACACAACAAACAATCGGTATATGTTTTGTTTCACGTATGAGACAGACTCCTAAAGGCAAATAAAATGGCTTTAACAAAAGTACACAACCGGATGATCGACGGATCTGTTGCTAATGTAGTTGATTACGGGGCTACTGGAGACGGATCAACAGATGATACGGTCGCCATTCAATCGGCCTTAAATGCGGGTAAGGCTACTGTATTTTTCCCTGAGGGCACCTATGTAATTTCTTCAAACTTAAATCTCCCCGTCAAAATTTGTATTGAGGGAGAAGGGTATAGAAGAACAACAATTAAACCGGATACTGGTGTACGAGCTATTTTTGTTAAAGACGGAACCGTGGCAACAACCACAACGGACCATTTAATCAAAGGGTTGTCTTTCGATGATGTTCGGATTGTCTGCTATAATAGAGTTAGCTTTCTTCGAATTGAAGAATGTTCTTTTGTGCGAGTAAGCGCCGGGCTTTATGCGCCGCTTTCTTCTGTTGATAGCGCTCCCTATGGTGGAGAAACCACAGTTACCGAAAATGTTGAAGTTAATCAATGCAGATTTTTTAACACAGAGTACGGTATTGATTTTTCACAGCAGTATTTAAATCTTAGAGTAACTAATAGCTACTTTAAAAACATTGCTCAGAGAGCTATTTACTTTGGAAGTCAGTCGTCATCTTTGACTCAAAGAAATGCGCTTATTGAAAACAACACCATCGAGTCAGTAGGCACTGGCGCAACTTCAAGTTATGTTGCTGGAATGCTTTGCTATGGAGACGACATAACTGTATCAAATAACTATCTTTATGACATAAAAAATGCTTCATATTGGGAAGTGGATGGCATTTATATCAAAGCTGAAAGATGCAAGATAGAAGACAATACGTTAATCAACGCGGGTTACAGATCAGCGATTCAAACAAAATCGTTAGACACGAATGGCTCAAACAAATCAGAAACGATAATTATACAAAACAATCAAGTGTATTTTGATGAAACAGGAACCGGAACGACATCGGGTTTTGCTGGTGCCTTTGCTAGTGTAACGGGCAATTTTTATGGCGGCATTAATGTTGTCAATTACAACGCTACCATTAAAGGAAACATGGTCACAGGCGCAGGGTACGGAATCTATGCCGTCAATAGCTATACCCCGTGGCTTTATGAAAACCTTACGATAGAAGGCAACACAATCAACAAAAACAGAGGATCGTTTGCGATTTTCATAACTGGAGCAATCAACAACTTAAATGTAAATAACAATGTTATTACTGACTTTGTTGGTGGGTTGTCCGGGCATCTTTCTTCATTTAATGGAATAACCATTCAGATTAATCCAACCATATACACAACGGACGGATCAATTTGGATCACTAGCGAACAACAATACATTGATAGATTGATGTCAAACGTAAACATTGCTGAGAACAAAATTGATATTGTTGTTAATAGCTCGAATCCTGTTTACGGCATTCGATTAGAGGCTAGAGATTCATGGTCCGGTGGAGCTATGCCAACAAACAAAGGTTCATTCGAAAATATGTCGGTTGTCAATAATGTAGTCAATGCACAGAATGCTGGGTCTGGCAATGGCTATGCTTATTTGGCTCAATTAGAGCCTGCGCGGTTTGTAAATTGTTGGTTTGATAGCTATGAAATCAAGGCAAAAAATCCAGCCGCATTGCCCTCAGGTTACGGCATATCGGGATATAGGACATATGCCGGATCACCATCGGGCAACTTGACACCCTATTGGATTGGGGATCTTGTTTTAGATACCTCTGCAAGTAAATGGTATAAATCATACGGCTCGACTAATACTGATTGGGCCGCATTAAATTGATACCCCTAGCGGGTGGACAGTCCAGCCAAGGAGATAACATGGCACTCGAAAAGAAAGTATTTAACGACAAAGTAGAAGTTCTACATTTAGCTGCAGGCTATCCTGTGGTGCAAGTTAGAACTGCTACGGTGATTTTAGATGATGGTGTAGAAATCTCTCGCCAGTTCCAGAGACATGTGGTTGCCCCGGATGCAGACCTTTCTGCTGAGAGTGAAGACGTTGTAGCAATCGCTGCCGTTATGTTTACAGACGAAGCTAAGGCAGCATACGCAGCAGCTCAGGAGGCAGCAGAGTAATGGCTACTATTGCTTCTAAGAACATTACTGCTCAGAACACATTCACAGATCCTGTGAAGCTGCAGGGATACTTTAACTTCTCCGTGGGTGGCAGCACGTTTACTAATACTACAACTGTGACGGTGCAGCGTAGTGTGGATAACAGCACCTGGGTGGACGTAGATACCTTTACTGCTGCTTCAGAGGAAGTAGGCTACGAGCCTGAGTTCATGTGGTACAGAGCTGGTGTTAAGACTGGCGAGTTCACAGCCAGTGACGACATCGACGTTCGTATCGGCCAGGGTGAGAATGACTTCCCTGCCCACAGACTGAAGATCTCTTAAGAGGCTTTATGAAACGCAACGGACCTTTGAAGAACCACTTAGGGGTACGGCTTACGCAATCTTTGTTTGTGGAAATGCCTAACGATGGGTACAACCCTTCGTACACCATGAAGGATTATGATTTCGAGAAAGATGGTGTAGTGTATCCGTCCCTACGCAGACTGTACATGGACTGCATGGACCCGACAGAGCATGCGTTTGTTACCTTAGCATTTGACGGTGACTGGGATCATTGGAAAAAAATCAAGGCTAATGATCTACTGGTTACTAAGCTGAAGTACAACGAGTGGGAAGAAGAGCTATCGGCTAAGCTGCGTAGCACGGGCATGAGAGGGCTTGTGAAGCAGGCTCAGGAAGGCAATGTGAATGCAGCTAGGTGGTTAGCAGAAGGTTCGTGGAAGAGTAAGAGAGGGCGTCCCAGCAAGGCTGAGAAGGAAGGTAAGCTACGTCAGGACGCTATGCTTGAGAAAGAGTTCGCAGAGGATCTAAAGAGGTTAGGTCTTGAGTCTTGAAGCGATTCGTAAAAAAGCTGAAGAAGACCTGTACAGCTTTGCTCGTCTGGTTAATCCTCACAGGGTGTATGGCGAGGTACACAAAGAGCTGTTCGATTGGTGGACAAGACCTTCTGCCAAAGACAACCAGCTCTGCCTACTACCGAGAGATCACCAGAAGTCCCATTGTGCTGCAGTGCGCTGTGCATGGGATTTAACGAGAGATCCGACAGAGACTATCCTGTACGTGTCTGCTACCTCAGACCTTGCAGAGAAGCAACTGTATGCAATCAAGCAGATCCTGACTTCAGAAGTTTACCGCAGGTACTGGCCTGAGATGGTGAACCTAGAAGAAGGTACAAGAGAACGCTGGAATACAAACGAGATCATCGTAGATCATCCTTTGAGGAAGAAAGAAGGTGTCCGCGACCCAAGTATTAAAGCTGCTGGAATCACCACTAACATCACTGGATTCCACGCTAGTCGCGTTTACCTTGACGATCTTGTTGTACCTGGGAATGCATACACTGAGGAAGGGCGTACTAAGGTTGCGGCGCTGTACTCACAGCTCGCGAGTATCGAAACCACAGGCGCAACGGAGATTGTAGTAGGAACACGGTATCACCCGAGAGATCTGTACCAGACACTGATCGAAATGGAAGAAGAAGTGTTTGACGAGAACGGTGAGTTCTCCCACACAGACAGGGTATACGAAGTGTTTCAGAAGGTAGTGGAGCAGGAGGGTGTGTTCCTCTGGCCCCGTGAGATGCGCCACGATGGCAAGCTGTTTGGCTTTGATCGCAAGGAGCTAGCCCGTAAGAAAGCTAAGTACGTAGACACAACCCAGTTCTATGCACAGTACTACAACGATCCGAACGACCCGACAAGTAACAGAATCACCAGGGATAAGTTCCAGTACTTTGATTCTAAGTTCTTGACTAACGACAGAGGGTCTTGGTTCTTTAAGGATCGTAAGCTGAATGTAGTTGCAGCTATGGACTTTGCTTTCAGTTTGAACAAAAAAGCAGACTACACGGCTATTGTTGTAGTAGGTATTGATTCAGAGAACAGAATCTACGTACTAGATATTGACAGGTTCAAGACAGATAAGATCAAGAGTTACTACGATGCCCTGCTTGATCTACACATGAAGTGGGGATTCAGAAAGATCCGGTGTGAAGTATCAGTAGCACAGAAAGTGTTGGTTAAGGAACTTAAGGATAGTTACATTGTTCCTAATGGGCTTATGTTAAGTATTGACGAACATAATCCTACTAGACACTCTGGTTCTAAGGAAGAGCGTATCGCTGCAACTTTAGAACCTAAGTATGATAACATGCAAATATGGCACCAAAAGAACGGGATGTGTACATTACTTGAAGAAGAGTTAATGCTAGCTAGACCGCCACACGATGATATTAAAGACGCACTAACAGCAGCTATTGATATCGCAGTGGCACCTACTAGGAACACATTAAGAACACGCAGAGATAACGTAGTGTTTGATTCCCGTTTCGGCGGTGTCGCATTTGCTGGCTGATAAGAGAATATTATGGCAGGTAAAGTAGCCCAGATTCAACAAGCCATCACCAAAGATAATCTCGCTGAGAGGGTGTCTGACCTTTGGCGTGAGTGGGACATGGCTCGTGCTAAATGGAAAGAGCAGAAGCGTGAACTGCGGAACTACGTTTTTGCTACGGACACTACGACTACAACTAACTCGCAGCTACCGTGGAAGAACAAAACCACGCTGCCTAAGATCTGCCAGATCAGAGATAACCTACACGCTAACTATAAGTCTGCTTTGTTTCCTAATGATAACTGGCTTCGTTGGGAAGCTTATGATGCAGACTCTGCAACTAAAGCAAAGGCAGAAGTAATCCAAGCGTATGTTGCTAATAAGCTACGTCAGTTTAATTTTATTGACGTAGTAGATCAGATGATATATGATTACATAGATTATGGCACGGTCTTTGCAGACTGTGAGTACATTAAAGAATATCACGAGGTAGACGGTGAGCTACAGGTTATTCGTCAAGGGCCTCGTGCTATTCGTCGTAGCCCTCTGGATATTTGTATTAACCCAATCGCACCTAGCATAAGTGAGTCCCCGGAGATCACCCGCTACGTCAAGAGCATTGGTGAGCTGGAAAAAGAAATCGAAGAGAACCCCAGTGCTGGGTATCTGAAGTCTGCTCTGGATCAGATCAAGAAGAACAGAGAGCAGCTTGCTGCCTACCGGGACAGCGATATCGACAAAGCCTTTGGCATGCAGATTGACGGCTTTGGTACGTACTCCCAGTACCTGAGAACAGGGTGGGTAGAGATCCTTGAGTTCAAGGGTGATATGTACCTAGAGGCAGACCAGAAGTACCTGCGTAACCGTGTGGTCACGGTGATGGATCGCACTACGGTGCTTCGGGATCAACCTATCCCCACATGGTCTGGAGAGAAAACATCCGTAGGCACACAGTGGCGTAAGCGTCCTGATAACCTCTACGGCATGGGACCGCTAGATAACCTAGTGGGTATGCAGTACCGCATCGACCATCTTGAGAACATTAAGGCTGACCTGTTTGACCTGATTGCTCACCCGCCTCTGAAGATCAAGGGGCAGGTAGAAGAGTTTGACTGGCAGCCGTTTGCACAGATTTTCTTAGGCGACGATGGAGACATTGAGACATTAAGAATTGATGCTACAGCCCTGACGGCTGACACACAGATTGCAATCCTTGAACAGAAAATGGAGGAATTTGCAGGCGCACCTCGACAAGCTGTAGGTATCCGCACTCCTGGGGAGAAGACAGCATTCGAGGTGAATATCCTAGAGCAGAACAGCAGCAAGATGTTCCAAGAGAAAGTTGTACACTTTGAGATGTATATCTTGGAACCGCTGCTTAACAACATGCTTGAGCTTGCACGGATGGAACTTGATGCTGCTGACGTTATTCAAGTCATCGACACTGACGTTGGTATCCAAGAGTTCATTAGCGTAACCCCTGCTGACATTCGTGCTAAAGGTAAAATCCGCCCTGTCGGAGCCCGTCACTTTGCAGCCCGTGCCCAAATGGTACAGAACTATCAAGGGTTCCGCGCAATCTTCGGAGGTGATCCATCTGTTATGAATCACGTTAGCGGGAAGAAAGAGGCTCAGATGTTTGAGGAACTGCTAGGCTTCGCTAAGTACGAACTGGTACGAGATAACGTACGCCTAGAGGAACAAGCTGAAAGCATCAGACTGACTCAAGAATACCAGCGTCAGATCCAAGAAGAGAGTATGACGCCTGCTGACGTTGATGAAGCTGCTCTGGAAGGTGGAGTGTCTTAATGGACTCTAGGTTCTTTAAGGAAGTCTCACCGGAGACCAAAGAGCAGGTTAAACAAAAGCTATTAACTGCGGACGAGGAGTTCAAGATTGTCCGTGGGATTCTCGAAAAACAAATCGAGAGTAGAAGATCTCGCTTGGAAAGCAGTGACATCATGTTGAATGCTAACTGGCAGAATGAAGTTGCTACGGTCCTTGGGGAAATACGTGCCTTCAAGCACGTTGTTAGTTTACTAACCTTAGCTAAGGAGTAACTTATGTCGGAAACCACCGACCTGTTTGAGGGCCAACAAGCCCAGCCTGAGCCTGATCTGTCCGAATGGATTGGAGAAGGTAAAAAGTACAAGACTCAAGAGGATGCTCTTAAGTCCGTACCGCACGCTCAGAAACATATTCAGAACTTAGAAGAGTCTTACTCTAGTTTGCAGGCAGAGTTAGAAGCTCTAAGAGCTGAAGCCCAGAAGAGGGAAGGTATGGAAGAAGTACTTAAGAGACTAGAGCAAAGGGAATCACAGGCGACTGAGCCACAAGCTCAGGAATCGCAAGGCGCTCAGCCAAGTGTGGACCCAGCGAGCCTTGAAGAGCTTGTTGCATCTCGTGTGCCCGAGCTGTTTAACCAGTACCAGACTCAGCAAAAGCAAGAACAAAACCTTGCTTCTGTTCAGGATGAACTGCTGAAGAGGTACGGTGATAAGGCAAAGGAAGCACTGGCAGGTAAAGCCCAGGAGCTAGGTATCTCTGTGCAGGATCTTAAAGAGATGTCTATGAAGTCTCCGAAAGCTGTGCTTGCGTACTTCGGATCTACTGGCAACCCCACTCGTCAGATCCAATCCAGTGTTAACACGGATGGTATGAGTCAAGGTGTCTCTGATGGCACTTGGAAGTACTACGAACAGTTGCGTAAAACCGATCCTAAAGCATATTGGAAAGGTTCTACACAACAAAAACTTTTCAAAGACAGAGCCCGCCTTGGTGCGGATTTTTATAAATAAGGAGTAGGTTATGGCTGGTGGAATGACTACCGCTAACAGCGATCTCCTGATTCGCAGCGAACTGTACAGCGCCCAGCTCAAGGAAATCCTCGAAGATGAACTTGAGGCACAAAACTGGGTCGATTGGTTGACTGAGTTCCCCGATGGGACCACCTTCACGGTGCCTTCGGTTGGTCAAGCAACAACGCAAACGGTCGTTGAAGATCAGGCTATTAAGTACAGTGCTCTTGATACTGGTGAATTCCAGTTCTCGATCACTGAGTACCTGGGTTCCGCACACTACGTGACGAAGAAGAATCTCCAAGATTCCTTCTACATGCAGCGTGTCATGAGCCAGTTTGCAGCTAAAGAGTCTCGTGCAATCATGGAAGTTCTGGAAGCAGACATCCTGAAAGCACCGGGGCCGACAGCTTCTCAGACAGGTACTTCTCAGACTGCAAGTGCAGCAAACGCAATCAACGGTTACGATCACCGTTACGTTGCTACAGGTTCTGGCGATACGATGGACCCTGCTGACTTTGCTTACGCAAAGCTGGCTCTCAAGAAGGCCAACGTCCCGCTGAACAACCTGATTGCTATCGTTGACCCCACTGTGGGCTATCAGCTTGAGACCCTCACGGGCCTCTCTGATGTGACCTACAACCCCCGCTGGGAAGGGATCATCGGCACAGGTCTGACCACGGGTATGCGCTTCATTCGTAACGTGTACGGTTTTGACGTTTACGAGAGCAACTACCTTGCTTCTGGCCTTGGCGAGACAATCACTCACGGTGGCTCCTCGAACAGCGTGACGAACGGGGTGCAAAACCTGTTCTTCTCTGCTGACTCGACTGTGCTTCCGATCATGGGTGCTTGGCGTCAAATGCCTGAAGTTGATGCGGAATTCAACAAGGACTTCCAGCGCGAAGAGTACGTTACGACTGCTCGCTGGGGTGTGAAGTTGTTCCGTCCTGAGAACATGGTCTGTGTCCTCACCGACACGACTGCTGTCTAAGGAGATCAACAATGGCTGATTTCACAAACAAAGACGGTCTTACACGGCACTACGGTCCTCAGACTCCCCGTGATAAGGCATATCAGGTTGTCTCTGTTGGTGGCGGGATCAAGCAGCTTGTCGTGGATTTTTCCTACGATGATCTGCCTGGGTTCGATGCAGATGCTGGGGGTGGCTCCACTCCTGACAGCTTCAGCGAAGCTATTCCGTACATCCCTGCAGGGGCTACGATCCTCGATGCAACCTTCCTCGTGTGTGACGCATTCGCTGGTGGCACAAGCTACACAGTGGGTACGTACAGCAAGGCAGGCGCTGCTATCGACGCAGACGGTATCTTCACGGGTACTGCTCTGGCCCTGGCAAACATCAACGCTGACGGCAAAGTTGTGTCGCCCGATGGCGTTGACGTTGTGAAGACATCTGGCTCCTTCGATGGTGCTGCTGTGTCCACAACGCTGGATGCTTATCTCGTGGTTGCTGCTTCTGGTTCGTTCACTGACGGGCAAGCCCGTATGGTGATTACGTTCCTTGAGAAGAACACGCTTTAAGTGTGTAGGTGATGGCCCCCTTCGGGGGGCCTGATCCTCTGGAGGATTTATGCCGCTCACAGTAAAAGGCAAAAAGATTCTAAGCGA